GGAGATTCAAAATAATCCCCCCGAGGAGATAAACTTTGCTTTTCAAAGAAATATATCTTATTCCCAAATGTCTATTTTTAGGAGCTGTGCTCATAGATGGAAGCTACAATATAAAGATAAGATTAAGAAGTTTGATTCTTCAATTCATACTGTATTTGGAACCTCAATCCATGAAAGTTTACAGCATTACTTAGATGTAGCTTACGAAAAATCATTTGCGGCGGCAAATCGGGAAATTGACTTAAATGAAGATTTTCAACATAGATTTATAAGTGAGTATCAATCACAATACAAAAAAAACAAAAACACCCATTTTTCAGATGCTGGTGAAATGAGAGAATTTTTTGAAGATGGTGTAGCTATTTTAGATTGGTTTAAAAAAAAACGTAGTAGATATTTTAATAAAAAAGGTACTTATTTAGTGGGTTGTGAGGTACCAATTGTAATTGCTCCAAATAAAATGTTTAGTAACGTATTATACATGGGGTATCTAGATGTTGTCACATATAATGAGAGAACAGATACATTTAAAATAATAGACATAAAGACCAGTACTAAAGGTTGGAATAGTTATGCTAAAAAAGATGAAAATAAACAATTTCAATTATTATTATATAAACAGTTTTTTTCGGAACAGTATAATATTCCTTTAGATAAAATAGAAATTGAATTTTTTATAGTAAAAAGAAAAGTATTAAGTTGGGATGATAGTAATATTATGTCACCTCATCAAGCGTATAGAGTTCAAACTTTTACTCCCCCTAGCGGAAAAATAAAGTTAAATAAAGCAAAAACTGCTATTAATGAATTTATAAAAGAATGTTTTAATAGTAATGGTAATATCAAAGAAAAAAATTATCCTGCAACTCCATCAAAATGGAATTGTACTTTTTGTCCTTTTAAAGAAGAACAAGAATTATGTGGAGAAGGAATAATTTATTGATATTTTGATATATGTATAAACGAATATAAATGTTATCAAATAATTAAGATTATGGCAAATAAAAAACCAATGACACTAACAAGTGTTAAAGTTCAAACTGATCTATTTAATGATTTCAAAATTGAGTGTGTTAAGCGAAAGTTTTCATTTCAAAAACTTGCTGATCGTACTTTATTTTTGTATCTTACAGATGAGGATTTTCGTAAGAAAATAACCAATCAAATTAATTTAGAACTTTAAATTAAATCATGAATAAAAGTTATAAACACATACCAAAAGATAAACGTAAAAAAATCTTATTGGTAACAGATGATATTAGAGTACATTCTGGTGTTGCTACTGTTGCTAGGGAGATTGTAATTAAAACATGCCACCATTATAATTGGGTACAAATAGCAGGTGCTTTAAAACACCCAGATGAAAGAAAAAAATTAGATATTAGCGCCGATTGTAATAAGTATGCTGGTATAGATGATGCCTCAGTAATGCTTTATGGTGTTAACGGTTATGGAAACCCAGAAATTTTAAGAGGTGTAATTGGGGCTGAAAAACCAGATGCAATATTTTTAGTCACAGATCCAAGATATTTTCGTTTTATTTTTAATATGGAGCATGAAATTAGGAAAAATATTCCTATAGCTTATCTTAATATTTGGGATGACTATCCTGCACCAATGTATAATCAGGCATTTTATGAATCATGTGATTTATTAATGGGTATTTCAAAACAAACTGTTAATATTAATAGGTTAGTGTTAGATGATAGAATTGGTAATAGAATTTTAAAATATGTTCCTCATGGGTTGGATCATAATATTTACAAACCAATTCCTGATGATAATGAGGAATTAATTAAATTTAGAAAAACTATTCTGGGGAATAATCATAAAGACATAGATTTTATAGGTTATTTTAATTCAAGAAATATTAGAAGAAAACAAATACCAGATACTATGATGGCTTTTAGACACTTTTTGGATCAACTCCCGGAAGAAAAAGCACATAAGTGTAGATTAATTTTACATACTGAACTTTCTTCAGATCATGGTACAGATTTAGTAAGGGTAAATGAATATCTATTTGGAGAAAAATATCCAAATGCCGTTATATTTTCAACTCATAAACTTACACAACCTCAATTAAATATGTTATATAATATAGCTGATGTTCAAATGTTATTAACTTCAAATGAAGGTTGGGGATTAACAATAACTGAAGCTATTTTAGCTGGTACACCTATAATAGCTAATACAACCGGAGGGATGCAAGATCAAATGAGATTTACTGATAATGAAGGTAATTGGTTTACTCCTACCCCAGAAATACCATCTAATCATAGGGGTACATTTAAAGAACATGGTGAATGGGCATTTCCAGTTTACCCTGCTTGTAGATCCATCCAAGGTTCTCCTCCTACACCTTATATTTTTGATGATAGATGTAGATGGGAAGATGCTACTGAAAGATTATTAGAAGTATATGATTTAGGTAGAGATGAGAGAAAAAAGAGGGGATTAAAGGGAAGAGAATGGGCTATTAGTGATGAAGCAGGGTTTACATCTGAAAGACAGGGGTTAAGAGTATTAGATGCCCTTGATGAATTATTTAAAACCTGGGAACCTAGACCTAAAATTGAAATAACTAATACTAATGATTACAAGGGTCATTTTTTAAACCATAATATAGTATACTAATGAATAAACCACTTTTTTATATAAGTTGTCCTTTTGATACCTACAGTGGTTATGGGGCAAGAGCTAGAGATATTGTTAAGGCAATAATTGAATTAGATAAATATGAAGTAAAACTATTATCCCAAAAATGGGGTGATACGTCTTGGGGTTTTTGTGAAGACCATGAATCATGGAAGTTTTTACATGATTATTCAGTACCTAATGTACCTCAGGGTGTTCAACCAGATATTTGGATGCAAATAACAATCCCTAATGAATTTCAACCTTATGGTAAATTCAATATTGGTTGTACTGCAGGTATTGAAAGTACTGGATGTCAAGGAGATTGGGTTGCTGGCTTAAATAGAATGGATATGAACTTTGTATCTTCCAAACATAGTAGAAATATATTCCAAAATCTTGAATTTGATACTATAGATGAAAGAACTAAAAAACCCACTGGTAAAAAATTAAAATCCGAGAAACCTATTCATGTGATATTTGAGGGGGCAGATTTAGACACCTATAAGTTTATTCCATCTAGTGAAAATAATTTAGATTTAAATGAAATAAAAGAATCATTTTGTTTTTTATTTGTTGGAATGTGGATGCAAGGTGATTTAGGCCATGATAGAAAAAATGTTGGTTTTATGATTAAAACGTTTTTTGAAACATTTAAAAATAAAAAAATCAAACCGGCATTAGTTCTTAAAACATCTACTGGTTTAGAAAATTATATGAGTAGAAATGAAATACTGGATAGAATTAAAAGAATAAGATCTCAGGTTAAAGGAGATTTACCTAATGTTTATTTAATTCAAGGTGAATTTTCTAATAGTGATATGAATGAATTATATAATCATCCCAAAATTAAAGCTATGATAAGTTTTACTAAGGGAGAAGGGTTTGGTAGACCATTATTAGAATTTTGTTTATCTAAAAAACCAGTAATTGCTTCCGGATGGTCAGGTCAATTAGATTTTTTAAATCCTAATTTTACTTCTTTATTACCTGGTAAACTAGAAAAAGTCCATCCTTCGGCTGCTAATAAATGGTTGTTAAAGGATTATCTTTGGTTTAGTGCTGATGAAAGAAGAGCTAGTAAAACCTTAAGAGATGTTTATCAAAAATATAAAAAATTTATAGTACCGGCTAAACAACAAGGCCATTATGTTAAAACTAATTTTAGTTTTGATAAGATGAAAGAATTAGTTGATAACGTATTAGATGCTAATTTACCTAAATTTGCCCAACAAGTAGATTTAAAACTACCAGAAATTAATTCCAATGTTAAATTACCTAAATTAAGTTAATATGCAATATGATGAAATAATAAATTGCCCTAAATCGGGAGGTGATTTATGTTATAAAGTAGAGATAAATAAAGAAATTACTAATTTCCTAAGTTTATCTTGTGGTTTTTGGACTAATACATTAATGAAAGAAAATTCAGAATTTTATAATGAACAACTTTCTACTTTACCTGAGTTATACAAGGATATAGCTTGGAAAGATCCTGATACTGATTTAATTTGGATCCCTAATACTATAAATATACCTGATAAAGGAATGGTTTTTGCTAATGGTCCTGGTGCTGATGAATGGAGTTGGGCTGCCGTAAAAGCTGTTAAACTAGAAGAAGGTGATGAAGCTAAAGTAGAGGGCCAAACTCACAAAATGGATATGGCTTCGTTAAAATCATTTAGTGAACGTGAATATATGGATGCTTTATCTTTTATAGGAATTTTACCTGAATAATATGAAAATAAGTTATGCAATTACAGTTTGTAATGAATTTGCTGAGGTAAAAAGATTAATAAGTTTACTTCAAGATATAAAAAGAGATGAAGATGAGATAGTTGTTCTATTTGATAAAGGAAATGGAACTGCTGAAGTTTGGAATTATTTACAATTACAAAAAGATTGTATTTGTGAAGCCAAAACATTTAAAAACCATTTTGCCGAATGGAAAAATTATTTAAAAGAAATGTGTTCTGGAGATTATATATTTCAATTAGATGCTGATGAAGTACCACATAGAGTTTTAATTGATTTACTCCCTAATTTACTTGAAAACAACCCACATAATGAAGTATATTTAGTTCCTAGAGTAAATACAGTTAAAAACATGAAAGAAGAACATATTGCTAAATGGGGATGGAGAGTAGATAATAAAGGATGGATTAATTGGCCTGACTATCAATGGAGAATTTGGAAAAATAAAAAAGAAATATATTGGGGAAATAAAGTACATGAAAAACTTTATGGGCATTCTACATATGCTCCCTTACCTAAGTCTGAAATGTATGCTATTTATCACCCTAAAACAATAGAAAAACAAATAAAACAAAACGAATTTTATGATACCCTTATTTAAAGTTTTTATGGCTCCAACTGCCAAAGAAAAAGTTGGGGAAGTATTAGACAGTGGATTTATAGGTCAGGGGCCTAAAGTAGAAGAATTTGAAGAAAATCTAAAAAAATGGTTTGATAATAAAAATGTTCAAACTTTAAATGCCGGTACTTCAGCATTACATATGGCATTACATCTACTAAAAAAACCAAAACCACATTGGAATGAAGATGTATTTCAAGGAGTTGCTTATGTTGAACATAACTGGCCTGGTTTAGAACCTGGTGATGAGGTTTTATGTACAGCTATGACTTGTACAGCTTCTAATTGGCCAGTTTTAGCTAATGGTTTAAAAATAAAATGGGTAGATATTGATCCAAAAACATTAAATATGGATTTGGATGATTTAAAAAATAAAATAACTAAAAAAACAAAAGTCATTATGGGTGTTCATTGGGGTGGATATCCAATTGATTTAGATAAATTAAGAAAAATTAGAACCAGCTTCAGAAGTAAATTTGGATGGGCACCTGCTGTTATTGAAGATGGAGCTCACTCATTTGGTTCTGAATATAAAGGGAAAAAAATAGGTAACCATGGAAATTTAACTATGTTTTCC